TTTGATTTGTTGAAAATCAGTTGCTCTTTGTGTTACCGGACTGTATTGCGCATAGTCTGTTTGAGCGCCAACAAACGCATCGACTTGAGCGAACGATGACGTATCGTATTGCCTGACGCCAGCTATCGCGGCTTGAACGGCGGCTCCATCTCCGAGATTGGCGCGTAGCTTGCCAGCGGCGGCGAATGAATCGAGCGTGTCGTAGGAAAAATCTGATAATCCTCTTTTGATATTGCGCTTAACATTGACCTTGACGTGAACGATCTCGTCCGCTGGAACCTCTTCAGTCGCCATTGGATTATCGCCCTTTTCTCCCATTGGCGAAATGTATGAAATGGCATAGGCTAAAATGTTACAAACGTCATCTAATTCTGTTTTGATGCCGTAACTAAAATCGGCAAGCTGTTCTCCCGGCGGCATGAATACTTGTTCCGGCTCGATGACTCTGACCATCATTTTGCCGTTTTCTTGCGGGAATAATCGTAGGAAAAACTCGCCGTCTTCCCGCGATCGCCAGAACAGTTCTTGCTCCATTTCCGTCCATGCGTTCTGGTCAATAAAGTTATCGATACAATCTTGAACCTTGACCAAAATCTCGTCGGGTACTTCACGATTGGGCTTGCCAACCACGTCGTATTTGTATCCTGATCCAATAACATAACTGCACAACCCGTTTAGCAATCCTTGAGCGTTTGGGTTCATTGTGCTGAGTAATCGAGCCTGAGCGCGGATCAAGCCTAGTTGCTGTTCGGAATACCAGAACGGGAAGTTTCCGCCGTATCGACGATCGGTAGGTTGCGTGATCGGATAAGCTAAGGCGAATCCGTCCTTGTACCTGGCTAACAGGTCAACGTACGCGGTAAGCCAATAATCGGTATCGGCGTTTGATTCTGTTAGTCTCACGGCTTTTTTGAGCCGATTGATTTTGATTTGTTCTTCAAGTTCGATTCTTTGTTGCGATAACGATGGCATGGAATCGGCTGGTTTTATGCCGAAAAGCTTTTGAAACCATGTTGGCTGGCTCATGTCACTAACCTCGTCACCATTTTGCCTTGACGGCCATTGTGTAATTCTATCATACAACGTAATGCCATTTCGAGCGCATCCGGACCATCATCGTGTGAAGCGGTTGGAAAATCTCGCATTTGTTCAACGATGATTTTGTTATGTGGCGTGTCCCGAAAACGAAATAGACGTTGCGACAAGTATGGCCCTAGCCTTCGGATTCTAACCAGCTTATTGACCACGTTAACGATTGGTCGGCAGGGTATGGCCATGCCTCGACCTCGAGCGCGTTCCATGAGTTGCACGGCGATAAGTTCCTGAAACTGGTTGGCCTCGATCACGACTAGGTCAGCGTTGAATTCGCGTTGTCTTTCAAGAATCATATCGACCAGCACTTCGGTATTGACTCGCACCATATCAGAATCGACATAGAGCGCGCCGTCCATGGTGCGGCCTAACATAACAATTGAGCTAAAGTCGCCTTGTTTTGCTTCCCGACCTTTTGATGGATCGACCGCAATAACTTTGCATTGCAATTGTGGCCACGAACCGTTCCACCAAATATGTGGGCCAAAATGTTCCGCTGGCCATTCAGCGCCCTCCGAATCGACGAACTCGCCCGACAGTTCCTGCAATGCGGTACGGTCGCTGTACTGGGCCTCCAGCGCCGTGATGAATCCCGCGTCGAGGAACGGATTAGCTTTTGTTTGCGCTCGAATCAGGGCGGTATCTGGCTTGCCAGTAGCAAACGTATCGTAGGTCCAATGGCCTAGGCCTTTCGGGGTGAAAGTTGCAGATAGCCAGCCAGCTTGACCGCGTTCCCGCAACGTGGCGATGGCGACAGTGTAGGCCTCATGACTCATTAGGGAGGCTTCATCAAGCCAGACGCCGGATAGGTTAGGACCGCGTAGTCGTTCCGGATCATCGGCCGATCGGAATAGAATTTCAGAATTGTTTGGCAAAAGTAATGAAGGCGGTTGACGTTTCAGCGAATCATGATTGTACACGCCTAGCATGCGGCATATTTCAACGGTTGTTCTGATCGATGAGTCGGACAACATCGGATACGTTGGAGCGGCCACTAGGTAGAGACGACCACGGCCTTCTGGCGACATGGCGCGCTTGATCATGTCGTATGCGCCGATCCAAGATTTGCCCGCGCCACGACCGCCAACAAATCCCCTATATCGTGCCTGGCAATGATGGAATTGTGCTTGCGCCGAATGCAATTTGACTGACGTTTGTAATGGTTGCCGTGGTTGGCGCATCAACAATTTCCTCAACTATCTCACGCCGAACAGCCTCGACGGTGAGTTCGTGCTTTTCGCTATACCCTCGAGCCCTACCTTGACATTTCAAAAGAAAACATATCGCCCATGCTTCACCGCTCTTGACGGCTTTATGTAATCCATCGACCGCGTCATCGATCATAGACTCTCGGGCATCTTCAATCAATTTCTTTAATTGAGGATGCAGGTTAATAAAGTCATGGACGCAACTGCGCGCAACGTGGCAAGCCTTAGCAACCCGCGACAAATTGCCCGAGTACAAAACAATATTAGACGCAACTATGTCCATACTGAGTACGGGTTTACGTCCACGGTTGGACTTTATTTTACCGGTTGGTTTGCCATTATTTTTACTTGTAGTCAAATTTCGTCTCCTTCGCAATCAATGTCATTGAGTCTAAGATGAATTCTGTGTTCTGTTTTTATGTTATCACGCGGCACTTGTTTCTTTCGATCGCCTGGTGAAGTCGGGTTGAGTCCGCGTCGAACCCTATCGATCATTATACGTATCTTCGCGTCGGATCCCGGTTCGGCTTGAGTCGGCTTGTCGTAATCCTTGCTGGCGTATATTTCTGGCGCAATGATAACACAAATGGCGTGGTATATGTCGATACTCATTGTGATTGATGACCGTAAGGAATCGAACCGTTTGGTCAATTCCGTTACTGAAATATAGTTATCAAGTTTAGGCGCTCTCATATTGTCGAATCTGCACATTGACGTATGCGTCGTCTTTTGGTGCTTTTGGATGCAAGTACTCGACCGTCATTTTGCGGACGATATCGCAATTATCGTCGGGTATGATTCCCTCGAGTACCAGCGAGTCAAGAATTCCTTTTGGCACGTTGTCGATATCACGATTGGATCGCCATCCTTTTCCGCCGTTGATTGTGATTGTGATATTGACTTGTGGCCAAACGACTTCGGATTCAATCTGGCTGAGTGATACTCGAGCCAGAAGAATCCATTTTTGATAGTTGGCACTTTTGAACATGCCATTTTTGGAACGTCGCCATATTTTGTTAACGGATGGCGGGATTGGCAAGTTGAACGTAATCATCTAGAGCCCTAGTAGTACGCGGTTGAGCTCCATGAGACGTTCGATATCGTCGGTCAATTCCTTGATGATCGCTTTGGTTTGCTTGTCCAAGCATTTACTGTATTCACGAATTTCGTCAATGCGATCGTATTCCATGATGGCACCTCATCATTAACGATATCTGACACAAGCATACCAGCCATTGCGCCCACGACTAACGCCGATCTCGACTGGCGTTCTTTGACCATAATAACAGCAATTCCTGATGGCGGCTTGCGCGCTGGCTGTTGAGAAGCCAACGCCTTCATACCATTGCAAGAGCGAATCTCATCCTAAGACCTCGCGTATAAGCCAGACGGTCCAGTAGATTGACCATCCGATAACGTATCCTACAAATATGCCCAATCCGATGAACGATATGAACCGCAAGATCGGGTTGTGTTCTGGTTCTAGCCATTCGCTATTATCATCCATTATCGTCTCCTGTATTAAGTTCGCCAATGAGCATGTCAAGGCATTTTCTCGCCTTGCGCAAATCCTCGACGCCGTTCTTCTTCTCATACCGCCACGTATATTTGATGACCATACCGGCAAGATATGCCTTGTATCCGTCGATTCCTAACATGGCGCGTTGAGCGTCGCAACATTCAATACGAGAATCGTCTTTGGCCAAATAATGTGATGGCTCGATTGGATTACTCATTGACCTTTAATTCCATTGCTTTGCCATTGCATCTGCAATGCCTATGTATGTGGATGATCGAATCTTCCAACGGTCTTTAGACGGAGGCAATTTATTCTGGCCGCTGGCAGTCTGGTTGGCCCTACGTGTCTTTGAGTCACCTGGCAACATGTCGGTAGGTGTCAGCAGTGGCAAGTTTTTTAACCACAAGCAAGTTTTTTTGCTTGCATCGTGACCAAACCACCACGGTTGAATGATCTGGTCAGGCTTGCGTATGCGGCTGCTGATAATGCTGATCGG